ATAGCCTGTGTACCATCGGTGGAGCCCGTGTCCATGATCGCCCAGCACGCTACGTGCGGCGCCACCGAATCGAGGCAGCGCTCGATGCGCGCGGCCTCGTTCTTCAAGATCATGTTCAGGCAAACGCGGGTCACGGCATCACCAGATTGGGCGGCCAACCGGTACTTAGCACGTGAAACTTTGGATCCGAGCTATTGTCTATCCAGTTAGTCCAGGTTCGGGCGTCGTTTAGGTGAAGATTAGGATTAAGCGCCGGCGCACTCGGATAGGCGAAGTCCATGCGAGGTGCGCGTAGGACCGCTTGATCGTTTTCTGGGTTCATCGCCCAGTACTCCCAGCGTACCAAGCCCATCCACTTCGCGTAAACGAAGCGCTCCAATGTGGGCGCCGTCGTGGGATCAGTTCCATTGTAGTGCTCAGAGACAATGCACGAGCGTACGCTGGAGCCCGCCGATCCACCATTCACTAGATAGGGAACGTTGATGTCCGCCAAGATGTATCGCGTATAGGCCGGCGAGACCCCACCAATGGGATGATACGGATCATCGATTGACTGCGATATCCAGCACACGACGGAGTTCCAAGAGGAACCTAAGTCTGGACCAGCGATGACCCATCCACCGACGCGCCCGTCGGCAGGCATGCCTTGGCCTGGACCCACAAAGTAGTAAACCCTCCCCGGACGGCCGGCGTCCGACGTGGCAATGACCTTTATCCAGTTGTTCGACGTGACCACCAAGACGTCCCCGCCGTTGGACGGGTTGGAACCGAAGTCTCCATAAGGGGGAAAAGTCTTGTACTGCAACGCGCACGGGAGTTGGGAATTGAGTGCACAGTCGATGCGCATCATGGACGTGGTTGTGGGCCAGTCAGAGAGACGCTCTCTCTCCCACGTGGTATCCCACAACGGATCCCCATCGTACCTGACGAGGTACGTCCACAGCGGACTAGCTTGCCAAAACCCCTGATAGTTCACTTCACGATACTCCAGCCAAATTGCCCGTTAAATTGGCCAGCGTCGCGTCGGTCCTCGCTGGCGTGATCGCTAGAATGTCGCCCGAGATAAACGTCTCGGACGGCCCAGAGAACGTCGCCGCACTGGCCGAAGCACCAAACACCATAGTCGCGTAGTTAGAACCGTTCTTTGCCAGATTAAACGTCGTCGATAGGGTGGCTGCAACGCCACTGGTGCACACGCTGCCAGTCAGGTTTGCCGGGAACGTGTCGCCTGAGCCAAACGTGTAATTGAGTATCGGCACACCGTTCTGCGGCACGCCATTGTACGAGAATGGGACGTTGGTGGGCGACACAGCGCCGTTGCCATTCAGCGTGTACTCGTAAACGAGCACGTTCTCGATTGGCTGTGTCATCTGTACGTACGTGTTGAACGACTGAAGCTTTATAAAGATCGTTGTGCCAATGAGCGATACTGGATATTGGTAGCTGAATAGGCCCAGAACGTCGTTTTGCAATCCAAAATAGGCGAACTGGGTTTTAGCGCTGTGCGCATTAGCCTTCGTGCCATACAGGCCACGGTACAATGTCGTCAGGTTATATTTGTAAGTGTCGAGCAACGTCGCCGTCTCGTAGCTAAAGAACTCACCGTCGCAGTAGCACAGAGACACCGCGTTCGCTGCGTCGATGGCCGACGCCGAGATCAATGATCCTAGACTCTCTGTTAGGTCGAGCGCAACCAAGTCCGGGAGCTGATCCGGATTTGTCCCGGTGAAAGCCGCCAACGGCGCCGTCAAGACGCCTTGGCGTCCCCCAGAGTAGATCGTCCCGATGTATTTATAGCTGGACCCGTCCGTCGACACGTGGATATTCGCGCCACCCCAGTCAGCGCCTCCAGTGACGAATATCCACACCTCGGTCACACCAGCCGTCAACGATGGCGCCGGCTCCACGATGATTGGTTGATTGGCGTTGGGTGGCGTTCCAAATATGTTTGGAACGAACGGCGTCCCCGTCTGGATCCCTGGTGCAGTTGGTTGAACGAAGGTCAAATGGCTGACCCATAGTATGGCAGATTTTCGGCCGTGATCACGAGTGCGCCTTCATCGTCTTCCTCGATGCTGATGATGCGCACAGACGTGTTATTCATCCCGGCGCCGGGGTCGGTCAACGCCACCACATCCATAGGATCGAGCAACGCGAACTTCCAACCTACCTTAAATTTGACGGTGGCGTCAATAAGCTGTTCACGCTTCAATTGATGGTACGGCACCCAATACGATACATATGCATTGCAGATGGAGTGCCCCTCGCTTACCGCCGCCGTCCGCAGTCCGTACGTGTCGATCGCCGCCTGGTCAAACGCGAAGTTGATGTTGGTGTTGTAGGAATTGCCTCGATCTAGATACTCGATCTGGATCCAGTTCTTGGCCTGAGATCGATCCTTCCTCGTGATGACCACCGGGTCGGTGGTTCCACCCCAGTCGAGAAACTCGTTGTCGGAGAGGTAGTATTTTGGTGCCACGTCCGGCGTCCACGACGTCCCGTTGCTGGTCCACGGCCCACCTGGCTCGTACGGGATGATCTTGAGCACGCCGGACGTGAAGACCGCTGCTGACGTCGTCAACGTGCAAAGTTCTTCAACAAGGCGCGCCGCCGGCTGCGATCGATCGATGATCATGGATATGGCGATGTTCGCGGCTTGGCAGAAGTTGCCCCAATCGGCGACGCTAGCCGCGTCAAGCGCCTCTGATGGGAAGCCGGCACCCCAACGTGGATCCGTCAAGATACCCGTCAGCGCATGGTCCGGCCGTGCATCATCCGGATAGTTCGGTCCGCCGGTGCCCGCGAAAAAACCCGTGATCTCGAACGATATGTTCGGAACTGCCGGCGAGTTGCCCAAAAACATGGGCGCGCCGGTCATGTACGCCACGCCAGAGTAGTTGATGTATGGGCTATTCGGGCTTTGCGCGATGAAGCTCGAATCTAGGTATTGACCATCGTACCCTTGGTTGTAGTTCAGCCCAACGCCACCCGGGCCGTTGTACGATATGCCGGCGTTTGCCCAAATGCGATTGTTGCCGTTGCCTCCGTACTGGGCTCCCCAAAAGCTAATTGGGCCAACACATATGCCCATGGCGACGAAGACCGAGAACGTGGTGTTGCTCTTCTTGTTTTGACCTCCGGACTTCCCGGTGATGCCGCCCTTGCCGCCGACCTTAGAGCCCTGGCCGTTGTAGCCGAAAAACTCCACTAGGTTCACGCTCACGCGTTGGGTTCCAATGACGATTGGTATAGGCTGTGCGGCAAATGAAGTATTGTACCGTAGCGCCCCGATTAAGTTGCCTGGAGCATGAAAGGAGTCGACGAATGGGGTCGGCATGCCCATTGCTGGGTCATCCTATAAACGGTGAAAAGAACAGGTATGGGCAATCGGCAAGTCTCGACTCCCGCAGCACGTTTGATCGTATGACCTTGCCGACCGGCTTCCAAGCGTGGATGGTCTCTGGCCAGTCAACGATGATGCCGCCGTGGGAGTACAATCGGCCAAGCTTGAACAGTACAACGTCGCCGGGCAGCGGTGTTTCGACTGGTTTGGCAAACTCCTTGACGATGCCCAAATACCACTCACGGTCACGATGCATCGCGAAGTCGGCCGGATAGTGCTCCACCGGATAGTCCATCGGCATGTATCCGCAGGCGCCGTAGACCGCGATCAACAGCTGCCCGCAATCAACGCCGGCGTACATCACGCGGGCCTCGTCATGAAAGGGCGTCCCAAGCCAGCGACTCGCCTCAGCGATGACGGCCTCTCTCGTCACAGCGCCAGCTCCGGTGCCGGAATGTAGGGCATTCCCCCGTATCTGAGTAAATTTTTGAATACGTTATTGCAGGTGGCAACCGAGTGATCGCATCCAGGCAACAACTGAAAGGCATCGCCCGTGTTGACCGAGTGAGGAAACTGCCTCTTTAGAAAAATGTTGGGGCCACCAACGTTGTCGATGGTGCGCGACAAGCCATTGTTGATACCGCTAATGCATGTGGCGCTCCCCAGGGCATAATAGTTTGGTATCACCTGCCAGTTAGATACGATGTTAAAGAACCCTGATCCGTCTTGCGCGTAGATCGTGGCCACTCCAGCGCCGGTGTCCTGGTTTAGCGCGTTTCTACCGTCATATCGGTCGTAACCACAGCCCGCATCGCCAAAGATATGTGAACACGGCGCCGTCCACAACCGGCGCGGCATCTGCTGCTCCTGGAGCATGTTCAAGAGCGACTTCACTGTGATCTTGACCTCACTGCGTGAGACTTCAATCTCAGCGACCTTGCCGTAGAACCAGACAATGGCACCCAAAGACGTGTCTGGAAAGGCCGATCCTGGCTTCATAAACAACCGGTCCAACTCAACGTAGGCACCATCGAAGGCGCCCTGGTTGACGAAGTTCTGCCACGTTTGCCCGTCTATGGTGTCGTCGGAGCCACCATAGACGCTTATTGATAGCTCGGCAGGCTGTAGACCAATCTTGGTCGATACCTTTGACCTACCGAAGCCTGGCCCCCTTACCCACGTTGCCGACACCGTGGGCGGCCGCATGGTGGGGGAGCCAGGGATCTTGTCCGGGGTCAAGACGAGATTGGCTTGACCCGGAAAGTCAAAGTACCTGTTGTACCCACCGCCAGCGAGGACGAAGGTGTACAGGTCAACCATCAGAACGTCGCTGTTCGTCGCCAGGTAGTCGATCAGTGCTGGTGTGGCTGGCTTCAAAGCAGCACCGACTGCAGTTTTATCTCCTTGAGCGACCACAGATTGAGCATGAAGTTTTCAAACGGCACGGTGTCGTCGGCAAACCGGCACACGAAGTAGAACAGAAAATCGCCGGTGACCACTTGACCCTGGTTTGGCGGCACGTTGAAGTAGATCGCTGGTGGGAGTGACGTCGCGGCCCAAGTGCCTGGAACGTTTACGCCATCCAGATACATGTTTTGAACGACCGACAAGTATTGGATAGGCTCACCATAAAAGCCAGCCGAGGATGAACCGATGTACCGATACGGAAAGAACTGTGTCGTGACACCATCTCCAGTGCCGACGAAGGCGCCAAGGGCCGTATAGTCCGTGGGATCTAGGAAGAGAAATGGGCTCAAAGATCCTTGATGCAGGTTGTAAAACCCAACCAACTTTTGGAAGTCGGCGAGCGGGAGATAATCGAACTTTAGGGTGAATAGCCACTTTGGAAAGGGCTGAAACGACAGCCTCAGCTCACGGCCAGTCACCGCCCTCTGGACACGCGTATCCCACTGTGGCGTCTTGAAGACAGACCATGATAGGCCTGGCATAGCGTTGACGAACCCAAGATTGGGGTCGAACGTGGGGAATATGCCAAATGGCGCCGTACTCACCGACGTCACTCACTTGTTTTTTGAACCGGCCTCTTCCTGGGACTTCTTCAGCCACTCGATGAGCGTGGCCTTCTGCGCCTCATCGTCCGCCAACTGCTTCTGCACGACCGCCTCTAAAGTATCAAGCTCACCGCCAAGATGGTTGACGGCGTTCTGCATGGCGGCCAAAAGTTGACCCATGGTTTGCAGATCCGACGGCACCCCGAGCGACGTGGCCAGCGCCTTCGCGTCCTGGGCATTAGCAGCAGATATAGATGCGGCTAACAACCCAACCACCACAAATAGAAACAACTTCACTTAGTCATCCCCTTTCTGATTTGCTCTATCTCACGTTGCTGATCCTGGATCGCGGCCGTGAGCAACCCGATCACCTCCAGGTATTTCACCTTCTCGGGTCGTCCAACGTCGTCGAACGTCGCCAGCTCCGGCGCCGCGGCGGCCACGGACTCGGCGCTAAGACCAATCTGCCGGCCACGCTGGTTCGATTGATCGTTAAAGACAAAGTCTATCGCGTCGATCGCCATGACCTTGCGGACGGCATCAGCTACCGGCTTGACGTCGTGCTTGAAGCGCAGGCTCGACGAGGTGCACGTGCCGCTCGAGTCAGAAGTGAATACGGTTGTAGAATTATTGTAGCATACGAAGTAGAGTGACACGTTGGTATTTGCCAGCGTGGCCGACAGCCCTCCGGGGAAGACGCCAGCACCCAAGCTGCTGATTATGCTGGTAGATCCTACGTAATATCCGCTGGGCGCGTTCATCGTGCCCACTCCCTGGGGCGTGCCCGACCCCGAGGCGATGCCGCTATGCAGCATCGCCTCCAGTTGCGAGGTGGTACTCCCGTTAGCGGTCGAATAAATCGAGTAAGACGATCCATGCGCGCTCGGGGTCCAAGTTTCGGTCGCCGAGACTTGGAAGCGAGTAGCGCTTGCCGAGAAGGTTGAACCGTCGTAGCCACCTATGTTCACGGTCCCCAACGTGTCACCAGACGCGGAGGCTGTCGGCGATGCCATCGTATTGTTCATCCGAACCATTCTGATCACCGGTATCGCCGCTGCAGCGGCGATGTTTAGCCCAGGGGCCACAGTATCGGGGGCGGCTAGCGTTAGGGTCGATGTGAGGAAGAAGGAGGGCGGCGACACTGACGTCGAATTTCCGTTCACCGACAGCGAGGTAAGGGTCCCGGCACGAGCTGAACTGATGACGTTGTTGGATCCAACGTAGTATCCGCTAGGCGCGTTGACCGTGCCTATCCCCTGGGGCGTGCCGGTATCTAGTGCCAAACCATTCTGTATTATCGCCTCCAGTTGGAGGGTGGTGGAGCCGTTGGGCGTGGCCGAGATCTGGTACTGCGTACCGTGGGCGCCGGAACTCCACGTCTCGGTCGCTATCCCCTGGACCCTTGCGCTCGCGAGGGTCCAGGCCGTCGTGTCCCAACCACTCCAAGCCAGATTGCCAATCTGGTCATTCGCGACTAACCCAGATGGGGACGCGATCGTGTTGTTGGCGCGGGCCAACCTGAGCACGCTCGCTTGAGCGGACGACACGATCGCCTCTATGGTCCCAGTGTTGTCCGTGGCCTGCAGTCCAAGCATCGGGGTTGGCGTTATGACGGCAGGGATCGCCGCCGAATTGCTGTTAATCTTCTGTGGTTGCGTGAATACGTTGGCCGCCCCGGATGTTATCATCGTCCCACCGCCGCCGGGAAACGTGTACGTCGCCGACGCACTTGGTAGTGCGAAGGTAGTCGGACCAGTGCCGGTAGTCGTAAACGGGCCAGCCGTCGTGAAGTTGCCGCCAAACGCGAGCGCTGTGCTGCCCACGTAGTATCCATTCGGCGCATTGACCGTGCCCAATCCCTTGGGAGTGCCGCTGCCCGAGGCAATGCCATTCTGGACTGTCACCTCCGTCTGGATCGCTATGGAACCGTTCGGTGTAGTTGAAATCTGGTACTCCGTGCCGTGGGCGCTCGCGCTCCACGTCTCGGTCGCTATCCCTTGGATCTTCGCACTTGGGCCGGACCAAGCCGTCGTGTCCCAGCCGCTCCACGAGAGGTTGCCAACTTCATCGTTCGCGACCAACCCGGTCGGCGACGCGAACGTTCCATCAGTGCGGGCGAACCTCAGCACCCCAGGTCGAGAGGACGACGCGACTGCCTCCACCGTCCCGATGTTATCCGCTGCCTGTAGTCCGAGAACCGGGGGCGTCCCCACCACCATAGGAAATGTCGCCGGAGTGCCGACGAGAGTGGCGCTCACCGTCGGAAACGTGTATGTCGCGGTTGAGCTTGGTAGCGCAAAGGTCGTCGGACCGGCGCCAGTCGTCGAGAGACTACCGCCGAACGATATCGCCGCGTTGCCCTGGTAGTATCCATTGGGCGCATTAACCGTGCCCAATCCCTTCGGGACACCATTGTCCAGCGCCAAACCGTTTTGAACTATCGCCTCCAGCTGGAGCGTGGTGGAGCCGTTCGGAGTGGCCGAAATCTGGTACTGTGTACCGTGGGCGCTAGGGCTCCACGTCTCAGTCGCTATACCTTGGATCCTCGCACTCGCGAGCGTCCAGATCGTCGTATCCCAACCACTCCAGGCCAGATTGCCGATCTGGTCGTTTGCGACCAACCCGGACGGCGATGCCATCGTGTTGTTGGCGCGGGCCATCCTCAGCACCCCTGGTTGGGCGGACGACACAATCGCTTCCACGGTCCCAGTATTGTTCGCTGCCATCAGCCCAAGAACCGGGGTTGGCGTTATGACGGCGGGGATCGCCGCGGTGTTCAGGTTGATCTGCTGCGCGGTGGCGAACACGCCGGTGATCTCCGACGCGCTGATCGACTTGTTCGTCAGGGTGTCCGTCGATGTGCGTGTGACCACGTTATCCGTGACGGCCGGGAAGGTGTAGGTGAACGATGTTGCCGGAAACGCCAACGTGGGGGCGCCGGCCCCAGTGGTCGTGAAGCTGGCCCCAAAGGTCATCGTCTTGCCCGTATTGGCGGCGTTGGTGCCGCCGTATATTCCGGCAAGTATTCCACTCAGTGGGCTCGTATTGAAGTTTACGGCCGGCGTGTTGCACGTCGCGATACCAACTTGGTTAAGCGCGGATATGAATTGAGGCAATGCGCAGCTCGTACCCAGGTAAGGCGCTAAACCGGC